CTAGATTCTTTTAATCTTCAACGGTTCAAATTCTATGAGGTACCCATCATATTTCACATAGGCGCCAAACTGTCGCTTATAATCCTCAATCGCTTCCTCAAAGTAGCTTCTGTCAATCTCCAGGTGCAGGCACATTGCATACAGGTCTCCCCAGTGTCCTTTTTCGTAGCAGTCGATCAGATTCTCCAGAGGCAGAACGAGCTTTATACCGACGCGGCGCGCACGGATTTCCTGCCTCATGTTATTGATGTCCCTGTAGTTTGTAATATGGCCGCTGGATGTATAGTAGTGGCCGATTTCTTCAGCGAGCACTGCTACATTCTTATAGTAGTCGTTATTTGCGTTGAGCCGTATGTTGTCGTCATAGTATATGCCATCCAGACTTTTGGGCATGAGATGGTCGTGTGTAATATTCACTTCCGGAACACGTGAAATCAATCTTTCAAGCTGTTGCACCTTATCACCTTACTTACCTTTATGCTGGGATTTGATAAATTCGATATACTTCACAATATCATCCATTTCCTCTTCAGTGACATCATCGTCGATATGGGCGGCGATCGTGTCTATTGGAGCCGCTTCAGTTTCCTTCTCTTCAGTCCATCCCATCAGGAAGGCGGGAGTGGTCCTCAGCTTTTCCGCAATCTTCTTCAGTGTCACTGCAGGCATCTTTTCTATATCGCCTCTTTCGTATCTGAAGATCGTCGCCCTCGAAACGCCCACAAAATCAGCAAGTGCATCTGCAGAAAGATCAAGCTCTTTCCGTCGATGTCTAATCCTTTCCCCTACATCCATGGTTTTATCCTCCCCGGAAACCCTTAATTGATACTGCCATTATATAGTTTATGTTGCATATACGCAACACTATTGTCGCATAAATGCAATTTATTTATTGACATTCATTGCAGCTGTGTTATTATATTAAACATTAAGTCGCATAAACGCGATTAAGGAGGCAATTATGGTTGATACATTAAAATTAAAGGAAGTGCTGCTTGATAAAGGCATAGCACAAAAGGAATTGGCTGAGTCAATAGGTATGAAGCCTTCAACATTCCACAAGAAAATAGAGGGCGAGGGAGCATCATTCACCATCGGTGATATTCAGAGGATGGTACAGGTCATACCCCTAACGAAAGATGAGGCGGCGGCCATTTTTTTGACATTATAGTCGCATAAATGCGATTTAAAGTTAATGCAATCAATGCGGCACCAAGCATATCAAAATGAAATGAATGGAGGCATTCGATATGAAGAACCATCCAAGTTATTTTGGATTCATTACTGCCGATGTGCGGTATGATCCAGACCTTACTGGTGATGAAAAGATATTATATGCAGAAATCACTGCGCTATCGAATAAGTACGGCTACTGCTACGCAACCAATGACTATTTTGCCAAACTCTTCAGCGTAACGGATGTCACGGTCTCGAGGCGGCTGAAGAAACTGAAGGCGGGAGGGTATATACGCATCGTCTATAAACGGAATGGCACTGTCGTAACGAACAGGAAGATATATCCGTCAACACAGAAGGCAGCGGCTGTTGACGATGCTGATAATGGACGGTTATCAGAAGAAGCACCGGCCGTTGACGGAACTGATAAAGAGAATAGTATAACCGGAAATAATATAACCAGGAATGATATAACGAATAAGGAGCATGTGCGTTTTGAAGATTTCTATACCCTCTACAGAAAGAAGAAGGCAAGACCAAAAGCTTCCAAGGCGTTTGAGAGGGCGATCAGGAATCATGATTGGGAGACCATAAGGGCAGGAACCATCGCCTATCTCAAGAGCATCAAGGCGGAAGATGGACGGTTCCAGGCATATCCGGCCACCTTCCTGAATGAAGAGCGGTTCTTGGATGATCATGAATATGTCAAAGGCAACCTGTATGAGGTGGACAGCAGCCAAGCTTCAGAAGATGCCTTCCTGAAAGGAGTGTAGGAGGCCGCATGAAATATGAAGAGGCAAAAGAAGTTTTGGGCCGCATCAGATCCTATTATCCCAATTTCCTCAATGATGCAGATATCACGACGAAACAGGCATGGGTGCGGCAGATCATGAAAGGCGATCACCATATGACGATGGCGAAGCTTGATGATTATGCGACTAAAGAAGTTTTTCCGCCAAAGCTGGCACACATCGTGTATATCAGCGATATACGGAGTGAGGACCACATGCAGGCGGATATTGAACGGGTCGAGCGTGAAAAGGCAGATCCGAAACTGGCGAAGGAGCGGGAAAAGAAGCTACAAAAGCTCCAGAGGATGCTCAAGGGAGGTGTCGGCCATGAATGATCTTTCCCGGTTTACAGAGGTGGAATACTTCGAGAAGACCGTACTCGCGAAAGCACTCCATTTTCCTCATCTCAGGAGGCAGCTGAGACTGGAGCCGGAATACTTCGAAAACGATAAGCATGGTGCAGTGGCCGCACGGCTGCTCAATGACCCTGCATTTGATAAACAGCAGCTCATCAGTGAATCGGTGAAGTCGCCGGAAGTATACGGGGATTATGGATTCGTGAAGCAGATCGCCTATATGGATGTACCCACCGACAAGGGCTTCATGTTCGATCAGGAGCAGGTCGCTGAGCACTACAAGCATCGGGAGCTCCAAAGAGCCATAGAACAGTATACAAATGCACCGGGACCTGCCGGCCGCATGAATATCCGCAGCCGGATCGACAAGCTGGAGAAGATTGACCTGGTGCAGGAAGATAGCAAACACGACACCCTGAACACCATATTCCATAGTCTGTACAGCGAAGCTTCAACGACCATCACCAAGACGGGCGTGGCGTCACTGGACAGGATTATTTCCGGGGTCTCACCCAAACAGTTGATTCTGGTAGGTGCAAGGCCTTCTATGGGCAAGACGGCCCTGGCACTTCAGATGGCCCAGAATATGCAGAGTGAACAGAATGAGATCATCTTCTTCTCTGCAGAGACAACAGAAGTCAGTGTGACGCAGCGCATCCTGGCCACACTGACAGGGGTCAATCTCACCAAATTCAAGGAACCGAGCAGGATGATGACCAGTGAAGAGATCGATAAGGTCATAGATGGCATCAAATCCTATCACTTCTCGAACATCAAAATAAAAGATGATGCAACGGTCACACCGAACAAGGTGAGGGCCGCGGCCAATACCATGCCGGAAGGGAAGCGGGGGGTCATCTTCATCGATTATATCCAGCTTATGCAGTCAGATGTCAGGCAGCGCGACCGCCGAACGGAACTGGAAGAGATTTCGAGGGAACTGAAGATCATCGCAAAAGACATGGATGTCACCATCATCGCCTTGTCCCAGCTCTCCCGTGCGAACGATGCCAGACAGGATAAGCGGCCGGTGCTGAGTGACCTCAGGGAGACAGGACAGCTGGAACAGGATGCAGACATGGTGTTCTTCTGCCACAGGGAGGACTACTATGTCCGGAATGGAGCAAGTCCTTCAGAGGACAGCCGGATGGAAATCATCGTTGCAAAGAACAAGGATGGACCGACAGGTACAGCTCATGCAACATTCCAGCGCCACAATCAAAGGATCTACGGGAGTTGCAGGTGATGAAAATCATCGATCAGCTGGAAGTCTTTGAAAAGACCATAGATGAAGCTTCACAAGTTACTGGGGGAGAAGCTGCAGCCAGGCTCTTTACAGTGTACAGGGAAGTTCTGCTGTACCTGCTCGAGAATAACAGGCTTGAGATCACCGGTGATGCTGAACAGTTGTGGGACTATGTCCAAAGCTATACACCCGGCGCACTCTACAGGGTGGCCAGCTACCATCGTAAAAACCATGGGCAGCCACGGTTGGATTACAGGCAACTGATATATCATACGAAAGAGAACACCTTGAATGATCATAAAGCGAGGGAGGTGCTTGGAAATGAAGAGTAAAGAGCCGCGAATGTGCTCCGGCCCGCAGGATCAGAGGAACATTCTGAAGAAAGTGAAAGCACTGTTGAACAAATGAATGGAGGGTTACAGATGTCACTGATGAAAATTGAAGACCTGGATGTCACTGCAACACGCAATGCTGTCCATGATTTCATTGAAGAGTACCACCAGCTGCTTCACCTGTCCCCGTTGCGGGAAGAGCCGTCCATCACACAATCCTTCAGTTTCATTCCACCAACGACCAACCGCAGCCTGAACAATGTCGAACAGGCAGCCAGCAGGAACATCAAGCGGGAGAAGCTGCTGGAAAAACGGGAAGAGGTCATGAATCTCATGCATGAGGCAGTGGAATGCCTGAAGCCGAATGAACGGTATATCATCGTATATAAATACCTTCAGGAGGAGAAGATGATGGATGTGGAGCTCTATACTGAACTTGGCATCAGCCGGACGAAGTATTACGGGCTGAAGAATGATGCCATTGTGAGGCTGGCCTTCTTCCTTGGACTTGAAGTCTACAGGAAAGGCCGCGAAGAGGCATGAATATTGTCGAAACCAGAATGGATATGTACCTTTTCCGGACTTTATCAATACCATTCATGTACGGCAGATGGACACATTCACCCTCGTAAGGCATTACAATTGTATTGTAGGAATCTATAGATAGGTTGCTGCAGCATTATAGGAAATGGAGGTCGGCCACAGGCCGGCCTTTTCTATTGGAAGGAGGGAGGATATATCACAGATATGGAAGAGGGGAGGGATGCAATGCCGAACGAGGACAAGGACATCGCAATACGGATTTTTGATCGGCTCGGCCAGATTGACGGCAAATTAAGCGGGTTGGAACAGATCAGGCAGCGCGCTGACGATGCCTATGACAAGTCGAATACGGCTTTCGGAATGGCGGAAGCGGCAGAAGAGAATCTCCAGGACCTGAAGACGACTTTGAAATGGGGCGTCGGCTTCGCCTCGGGGATTCTTGTGCCTTTCATCATATTCGTATTGGGGTTCATATTCATCTGATGAAAGGAGGAGGAAGATGACGCAGGACAAGCTTAAACAGCTGGTGGCAATGATTGGAGGGTTTCTGGGCGCTCTATTCCTTGCACTTCAAGGGATGGGGATTCATCTTGAGTGGTTCAGCCAGGAGATGATCGATCTGTGGATGCAGGTGTTGATGACCGCGATACCACTCGCTTTCGCATTCTACGGCATCTGGAAGAATACTTTCATCGTCACCAAAAAAGCACGCAGGCAGGAAGAAGAATTGAATAAGCAGGGTTTGAAGTAGGGCGTCTCAAAAATTGAGGGGTCCTTTTATTATGAAAAAGGAGAGGATTATTTATGACATTGAAAATTGGAGTTTCAAGAGGACACGGAAAGTACACGGCAGGCAAGCGTTCACCGGCAGGAGAAAGAGAATGGTATTTTAATGATCCGGTGGCGGATGCGTTTATGGAGATGATGGGAAATTATGATGATGTGGAAATCATCGAAGTATCAGACCCGATAGGCGAAGTGGATACGCCACTGACAACCCGCACCGACTTTGCGAATCAAAATAAGGTCGATGTATATATCGCTTTCCACCACAATGCCTACCTAGGTGTATGGTTCAATGGTGGAGGATCAGAGGTGCATGTCAGACCATATGCACCGCAGTCATACGAGCTTGCTTCCATTGTCGCACCATTGGTTTCAAAAGCGATGGGCATCACAAACCGGGGTGTGAAGGTCACAAATCTTCATGAAACACGCGAACCCCATCAGCTTGCGATACTCGTCGAAGGTGGATTCATGGATTCAAATCAGGATATTGTGGCAATGAGGGATAAAAACAAACTGAAGGCACAGGGCGAAGCTGTCGCACGCGGTGTAGCGGAATATTTCGGTCTTGAGATGATTTCCGCGCCTGCACCAAAACCGACTCCCTATACGATTGGAGAGTGGAAGACAAACGCATATGGCACGCAGTGGATTGAAGCACGTGGCACGTTCACTGTAGGCGGCACCCGCATCATGTCACGCTTCGGCAGTCCATTCCTATCAGCGCCGGAGGGCGGATATGCCAATCCGGGATGGTCCACGGACTATGTGGAACTCATGCGCCAGGACGGCCACGTCTGGATCGGCTACTACGTTAACGGCAGGTATAAGACGCTGCCCGTCAAGACGTGGGACCGCACAACCGGCATTGTCGGAGCAGACTGGGGTACGTTCAGCTAAAGCCAACCAGGAATGAATATAATATATCACCTCCCCCCTAAAAGGGGAGGATACATAAAAAAGCTCCAAACCCTCATGTGAGGATCTGGAGCTTTAAGATACTGTTTCAACTTATTATCTGGAGTAGTATCCAATGGCATTAAAGAATGCTGTTATATCAAGGGGTTGAGCGTTTATGCTCATCATTTTGCCCCAGTTTCTGCCCCAAATGCATCGTTTTACTGAAGGATTCGACGAGATCATCTTCCATGGAATCAATGACATGGGCATACGTATCGAGCAATACTTCTGTAGTATTGCCGAGTCGTCGGGCAATGGTGTCGAGTGGCCGGTTGTCCATAATCAGGAGGGTGGCATGCGTGTGCCTCAACATATGGGGCGTGATCTTCATGCCTGTCCGCTCATTGCTTCTGCGGAGTGCATACAGCACGGTATTGTAACCAACCAGTGTGCCTTTCTGTTCACTGATGAATATGAAAGACTCATGGGTCAGTGCTTCCCCTTTTTTGAAGGTTCTTTCAATACACCATTTACGGTATACTTGTAGTAGGTCAATCAATGTCTGGTCCACCTTGAGGATGCGTTTCTTGCGTCCTTTGGTTGGGCCGATTTTATTCCTGTTCATGGACTTGTAGATCTGAATCTTCCTATTCTCAAAATCAATGTTCTTCCATTTCAAGGCACGGATTTCATTAATACGTATACCAGTAAAAGCCAGAGTCATCAATATGGTATAGTTGGTCAGGTTCTCATTTTTTTCAAAGTCAGTTATGAGTGTGGCCAATTCAACGTGTGTGATGAACTTGTCATCTTCACTTCTGTCGATGGTGGGGAGGGTCGCATGACGGATTTGATTTTCACTGATGATCTTATACCTCACCGCAGCATTTACAGCGATGTTTACAAATGTATGGTAAAGATCCACAGTGGCAGGGTCCAGGTCCTGCTTCAACTTATTGATGAATAGCTGTTCATAAGTGTACAGGTCCAGGTCAATCAGACGGATATCCCCAAGTAGGGGAGAGATGTAGTTCTTCAACACATTCTCCCTATTGATGTAGGTGTTGAATGACCAGGTGCCAGCCCCGTCTTCGCGGGGCTGGTTCATCTCTATATGCTTGGCGAACCATTCACCGATTGTCATCTGGCTCCTATTCAATTTGGAGTGATCTTCCTTGTTGATGGCATCCTGCATTTCAATCATTTCAGCGAACGCGTCCCGTTCTGAAGCAAAGCCTGTGCGCTTCTTTTCTTTCCTTCTGCCATTGGCATCATAATACTTCAGCCGGTAGGCCCACTTTTTGCCTTTGCTGTTTTGGTACCAGTAGACATTGTCGTACTTTTTGCTTTTGTGTAGTGTCATTATTATCCTCCTTGGCTCGGGCAAGAGCGGGACTGGAGAATTAATGCACCACCTCCTTAAATAGATTCAGTAAATTATTATTCTGGTAAGTTAGAGAAGAGACAAGGAATGACCTTATAGTCACCGCTTTTTTGCTGCTCTATCAGCAATTCTATGTGATTCAAGTTCTCTAATGTCCTCGAAACTCCCTTATATTTATTATCTAGAACATTACTGATATATTCGCCATTAAAGTAAACCTCTATCTTATCTTCAAGATTCCTGAATTCTACCTCGATGTTATTGCTATTCTCAATTATATTATTAAGCACGTTTTGGGTGCCCACCTTTTTAGGTGATTTCATATGTGCCTGGCACCGTGGACCATCCCACTGTTTGTAATAGTTATTCTTTTCAATCCCATTTAAATTTAAATTAATCTTCAAAATTATCCCTCCCCATTATAAATTCTGCTGAAAGTAACGTCTCTAAATCTCGGAGCTATATCCAAGTTGCATAACCGTATAAATCTCTTTCAAATTTTTTATCCATTTGATTGAGCTTCATTTCTTGGAGAACACTGAACATCTCGGAATTTTTAACTGTTTCATGGGTTCTACATTGGCGATAGCTGTCAAATACTTTCATTGAATCAATTTTGTGAAGACCATATTCTTTAGTTAAAATGCTTATTAGTCTCCACTTAATTACATCAACTGAGACATTGGAGTTATATTTAATATTATAGAGCGTGAAATTGGACAAAACTTGACTTTTTAAAGATATATCGGGCAATAAAAACTGGGCTGCAAATTGATTCGCTTCTATTTCCAGTTTATCTCTGCTTGTGAATGAAGTGGAGTTATCAGTATCAATTTCCGGCGTTATACCGTTTTTAATATGAAGTATTACGTGAGCAAGTTCATGTGCATACGTGAAATTAATCATTCCATTAGGTATGTTGGAGTTGATCATAACAGATAAACCTAGTTCGTCTTTTTGTGTTAATCCAGAAATTTTACTATTCATAGGAAAATCAATAACTTCACAATCAAAAAATTCGAAAAGTTCATCAAAGTATTCATTGGCTTTAAAAAATTTCACATCTAATTCATCTCTTTTTATTAAACCTTTAGCAAGGTTCTCACCAGCAATTATATGTTTAGGCTTATTGAAATATGTCATTTTCGCTTTTTCTTCAACCTTTCCGCTCTTATTTTCAGATAATCCTCAAGCTCGTCTTTAATCTCTTCGGCTTCTTCATTTTCTAGTTCATACTCATTCAAGAGAGAGCGAAAAAAAGCACTATCAGGGTTGATTTTGTTGTCAATAAAAGTTTTCTCTTCTTTTTTTAATTCTCTTCCTAATAGATAATCCACTGATACATCAAAGTAGTCTGCGACAGCAACTAAGCCTTTAGAGCTAGGAGCTGCGCTTTTCCATCTTGAAATAGATCCATTTGACAGATTTAATTTTCTTTCTAGTTGAGCTATAGATAATCCTTCTCTTTCAGCTAGAAAGCGAATTCTTTGAAATGTATTCATATCGATATTTCTCCTAATCGAACCAAATAGATTCAAAATTAATTATTTGTTGACATGTAGATTTGAATCTAATATACTTTGGTTACGCTATTGATTTAGCCAATAAAAGAATACAGAAAATCGTTGGGGAACGAATTTTAATAATACTGTATTGTCGGGCGTAGTATGCCCTATTGGTTTATTTAGCTATGCTTATATATTAGCTTATAATCTATTAATAATCAATAGTTAGATTTTAAATTTATGTTTTTCCTGAGGAGGTGAGTATTATGGCAACGACTGAATTCGGGTTGAAGGTCCGTAGTGAATTGCTCAAGAGAAATATGACAAGCAAGCAGTTGGCGGAGATGCTAGGAATATCGGGCGCATATCTGTCCGATATCCTCCGTGGTAGGCGAGATGCGGAGGAGCAGAAAAAGAGAATCGCCAAAATTTTAGATATTAAGGAGGAAGTGAAGCGATGAATGAATTAAAGGTGTTTGATTTTGAAAATCAGAATGTGAGAACGGTAGTAGTAGAAAACGAACCGTATTTCGTAGGAAAAGACGTTGCAGAAGTACTGGGTTACTTGAAAGCAAGAAATGCCATATCAAAACATGTAGATAACGAAGATAAAAAGGAGGCCCCAATTCAGGGCACCCTTGGCGGAACTCAAAATATGACAGTCATAAATGAGTCAGGACTATATGCACTCATTTTCTCAAGCAAGCTAGATTCAGCAAAACGTTTCAAACGTTGGGTTACATCTGAAGTCCTTCCGCAAATCAGAAAGCAGGGAATGTTCATGTCAGCAGGTGTCGCCCATGAAATCCTGGACAATCCGGAGATCATTAAATATTTGGCTGAACAGGTGGCCAAGATCAATTCATCCAACGCACTCTATCAGCAGGAAACAAAACAGGAGCTTCAGAACATCAACAAGTCTCTCACTGGAGAATATGTCACCCCGCAGGATATCGACGCCATACAGTATGCCATCAAGCACAAGGCTGAAAAAATACTGGATCGCCAAGGTATGCAGCTTACGCTCGAAACACTGCTCGACATGCCGGACATGAGCATTTATGACCAGGCGCAGGCACACAAGAAGCAGAAAGAGGAGTACCGATATGCACTCGGTAAAACGAAATCTGCCATTCTGGTCAGCTTGAAGAAGGCACTGGGCATGAAAGGCAACGCGCCGAACAACCACATCAAGCGTAAAGATGTCGATATTGCCATCCAATATGTAAAGGAAATGAGAGCGAAGGATGTGAACTAGATGTCAGAACCAAATATAAAAGGTGCATGGTTCGTCGACAAGGAGACCATCTGCAGCAATATGTGCATCAGCAAAACGTACTTCGAAGAGAATTTCATGAAGGATGCACGAATAAAGTCTTGTGAATACCGGAAAGGTCGCAAGATCCTATGGGAAACAGAAAAAGTTAAAAAATACATGAAGCAGATTATGTCTGAAATCGCTGAATAAATAAATCGGGCAAGAGCGGGGGACATATCGAATTCATGAAATTGACTGAGGGAGTGGTTTATGTGAGCAAAAGTAAATGGGCAATACTGACTTTGTTCTTTGCCTCTATGATTGTAGTCGCTACACAGAAAGTGGACATGGGGGATGTTCTATTCGTCGGAGTTATGCTACTGATTGTTGGTTTCTTCGAGTACATGGGAGATGGAGAGGTGGAGGAATGAGAGTCAAAGTGGTTGATTTATACAGCAACTTTGAAAGTCAACTCAACAAGGTATTTGAGCACCTGGAAAAACGTAACAAGCAAGTCGTCAATATCATCTTCGACAAAGAGGATGGCAAGGTGACACGAGCGACCATTCTATATTACTGAAGGGAGATTAGAGAATGCACCAAATAACCATTCCACACGAGCTATATAAATCACTGATTCTGCAGATTGAAACACTCACTGTTGACAATTATGAGCAGGAGATGGAATTACTGAAACTCAGAAGAGAAAATGAGACATTAAAAAATCGCCCTGATGGCAGTCAGGACGAAGAATTTTAAAAACATTCACCTGAATTATAACACGAGAAAGGAATGATCCCTAGATGAAATTAAGGTTACTGACTTTGGATATCACGGATTTTGCCGGAATCAGACACGAAACGTTCAGCTTTGCAGGCAAGGACGCCAAGATCTACGGCGACAATGCGACAGGTAAGACCACAACCGCACTGGCCATGTATTGGCTTCTGTTCGACAAAGGTCTCGAATGGCAGAAGGTGGACATCGTTCCAAAGGATGAGAACAATATTCACATTCACGAGAAGGTGCCAAGGGTAGAAGCGGTGTTTAATTGTGACGGTAAGAAATTGACTTTAAGAAGAGAGAGTGATGCGAATTACGAAAACGTTGAAGGGTCTAACGAGAAACATTATAAAAATTCTCGAAGTACAAGGCAGTACATCGATGATGTGCCATACCCAATCACAAAGTACAAAGCGGAAATCAATAAGATCATCGATGAAGAGGTATTCAAACTCGTCACCAACCCCGACGCCTTCCCACAGCTCCACTGGCAGGACAAGCGCAAGATGCTGTTCGAGATTGCAGGTGATGTATCGGACACGCAAGTCATCGAGTCTAGTAAAGAGTTGAAGGCACTGCTCGACATCATCGACAGGCGCGATATCGAGGACCATAAGAAGGTAGTTGCCGAACAACTAAAACGTGCCAAAGCTGACCTAGAACATATTCCCGTGAAAATTAATACGCTCGATGAGCAACTGCAGGATAACCCTTCCGATGCAGACATGACCCAGGTGCAGAAGAAAATTGAACAGTATCAAGCGCGGCTCGACGAACTCGAAGAGCAGAAGAGTGCAGCCAAGAATGGCGGTGCCGTCCTCGACATCAAGCGCGAGATATCCGAGAAGCAATTCGAACTGGACAACCTGAAACGTGAAATCGAAGGCGGCTCCACTGACAAGAAGAATGGCCTGCAACGCCAACTGTCTTCACTCGAAAGTGATATCGACATCTTAAAGTCACAGTACAAGCGCATTGATCGCGACATCGACGACCTGAAGCGGTCAAGGGAACGCGCTCTGGAAGAGTACCACGCACTGAAGAAGGAACGGGATTCAGTCGAGCTTCAGAAGTTCAAGTCCGATGTCGACGATACCTGCCCAACATGTGGACAGCCGCTCCAGGAACACAAGGTCGAAGAAGCCAGGCAACACGCAGAAGCCGAATTCAATCAGAAGAAGTCAAGGCGGCTGGAGCAACTGGAATCGGACATCGAACGAAAGATTAAATCCGGTAAGGATATCGCCACTTCTATCAGTGTCAATGAAGGGAAGCTCGACACCATCGACATAAACATTGCTCATACCGAAAAAGAAATCGAGAAGGTGCAGAAGCAACTCTATAGGCTCACAGGAGACGATGTGAAGGCCGAAGATGACGACAGGTACAAACGCCTTCAGGAAGAAATCGAAGAGCTACAGGCTAAGCAGACAGACGAGGAAGCGACGGTCAAGGACAAGATCGCATCCGTCCAGTCCGACATCGAAGGTTACCGGAATGAACTCGACGAACTGAAGGCACTCTTGGCAAGCGACAGGGCGAATGAACGCATCAAAGCATCCATCATGGAATTGCACCAGGAGGAAGAACGCCTGCTCGATCTGATTGAAGAACTGAAGCATGACCAGCACCTGGTCGATGAATTCACAAAAACGAAAGTGAATCTGATTACTGAAAAGGTCAATGGCATGTTCGACCTGGCACGTTTCAAATTGTTCCACCAACAGGTGAATGGAGACATCAAGGAGACGTGCGAAATCATGGTCGATGGGGTGACGTATGACGGAGGGTTGAATAATGCTATGCAGATCAATGTCGGTCTCGATATCGTACAAACCTTGAGCAATCACTTCAACGTAGAAGCGCCGATATTCATTGACAACAGTGAGTCAGTGACTCAGTTGAAAGAAGTACCGGCGCAGCAAATACAGTTGATTGTTAGTGAGTCAGATAAAGTCCTGAAACTAAAAAATTAGATTTTTCTTTGCTCTTGAATGCCTTTATCAATGTTCTGAATGTCCGAAAAAAGAAGTTCAGTATTGTGTTTCGATATATACCATTCATTAAAGAAATATTCTAATACCAGCAGTAGTTTTTCTGCATCCTCTGAAGTTACATCAATGATAAGATTTACATCTTTTTCTAAGTGAGCTCCAACATTACCGATTTTACGCAAAGAATGTAAGACAGATTTTTGATCACTTGAAACTAAATCTTCAATAGAATTTATCTCATCATTCAAACTTGATTTAGATATTTCAAAGAAGTCGCGAATCATTCCTTGAAGACATCTTCTGGAAAGAGTTGCAGAAGCTTTGGGACTTAAACTAAGTATGCTATATGCCTCTTCATAATCACTGCGAAGAACCCCAGGTATATATTCGGGCAACATTTTCGCGTTGGATATTGGATGAACAGGCAAAGAGATATTTTGGTATTCACCTTGTATTCCCTCGATGTTGTAAGAGGTTCTTTCACAGCCAGGGCACAATAATTTTTTTAACTTCAAATCGTAATCTGTTTCTTTTTCATTTTCGTAGAACAACAAGCCTCTATCCCTATTGCCATAGAAATTTATATATTCTTCTCGGAATGTATCAGATGTTTCAGCAACAGCGCTATCGCAGAAAGGACATTTTAAAGCCATAATCGCTCACCTCTTTATTATTTTAAATAAATTATACCAAATAAAGGAGTTTTTAAAATGACTGAAAACACGAAACTACAAAAGGTAGAACAACAGTTGGTAGAAGAGAAAAACATTTCCGATAATGTCATGAATAAACTTCACGTCATGCAAGCCCAGGGCAACCTTGATCTGCCGGAAAACTATTCTGCCGAGAACGCTATCAAGCAGGCATGGTTGAAGATCCTCGAAACAGAAGATCGTAACAAGAACAAAGCATTGGATGTCGTCACTAAGGCAAGCGTTGCTTATGCTCTTCAGGAAATGGTCACACTCGGTCTGAATCCTGGCAAGAATCAATGTTACTTCATCGTTTACGGAAAAGAGTTGGCGCTGCAACCTTCTTACCTGGGGAACATGATGATCACTAAACGGGTTACAGACTGCAAAGAAATCAATGCCCAAGTCATTTTTGAAGGCGATGACGTCAAATACAAAACAAAGAACGGAAAAATCGTCGACCTGGAGCACAGTCAGTCATTCGGAAACCGTGATGGCAAAAAGATCATCGGTGCCTACTGCACAATCTCGTTTGAAGATGAAAGTCTCAATTACACGGATATCATGACGTTTGAAGAAATAGAACAGGCATGGAAACAGTCTCCCATGGTCGGTAAGAATGGTTTTAGCGATAACAGTACGCACAGGAAATTCCCGGTTGAAATGGCGAAGAAAACAATTATAAACCGTACAACCAAAAAATTGAGAAATGCGAGTGATGACGAAAGTATTCTTTCGCGACAAGTTAAAGCATTCGATGACAGACAACGCAAACAGGTCTTCGATGCAGAAGTCGATGAGAATCAGGCAACTGAAACACTCGATATTCCAGCAGAGCCGGACGTCCCAGATTTTGAGGATGCAAAAGTCTCCGAACCGGAGAAGGAGCCGGCACCTGCTCATGATCCGGAGACTGGTGAAGTGCAACAGCAATCTTTTGAGGACAATCCATTCTAATGCGTATACAGACTATAGGCAGTGGGTCGTCCGGTAACTGCTACATGATATCGGACGATAACACTACCATTCTTCTCGAAGCCGGCATTCAATTCGACAAGGTGCAGAAGGCGCTCAACTTCAAGACACGAAAGGTCAAGGGCGTGTTCATCACACATGAGCACGGAGACCATTCCAAGTACACGAAGGACTACCTGAAGGGAGGACTCAACTGCTGGATGACACCAGGCACGAAAGACGCGCTCAACCTCAATCACCACAGACTCTTCACGCTGAATTACAAGCAGACCACACGGATCGGATCACTGGTCGTCATGCCATACGAAACACAGCACGATGTCGCAGAGCCATGCGGATACCTCATCAAGAGCGACCACGGATCGAAATTACTCTTTGCCACAGACACATACTATATCAAGTACAAGTTCCCAGACGTCACCCATATGCTGCTCGAAGTCAATCATGATTATGATTATATGCAGGGGCGTGTGAATAGCGGAGCATTGCACCCGGCACTGGCAAACAGAATCATGAAGTCGCACCTCAACCTGGAAAACGGCATCAAGTATCTGCAGGCAAGCGATCTCGACCAGCTGAAGGAGATCCATCTGATTCACATTTCAAAAGATAACGGCTTACGAAATCATTTTAAGGAAGAAATTCAAAAGGTGACCGGAGTGCCGGTCAAAATAGCGGGGGTGGAATCATGAAAGCGACAGGCATTATAAGAAAAGTTGATGAGTTAGGGCGTATTGTTGTTCCGAAAGAATTAAGAATCATGATGAATATGGACGTCGGAGAGCCAGTCGAGATCTTCACAGACGGTGATAGCGTCATCTTAAGAAGATACAGTCCGGAAAATGCCTGCATGGTCACGGGAGAAGTCAACTCGGATAATATGCGTCTCGCTGGTGGCAATGTCGTATTAAGTAAAGAGGGCGCAGAGAAGCTAATAAAAGAAATGAATGCGAAAGAGGAGTGGGATGGATGGCAGAAAAGTTAATTCTCGATGCCTGTTGTGGCTCCCGGATGTTCTGGTTTCAACAGCATCAAGAACACACGCTTTTTACTGATATCAGGGATGAAGAATTTGATGTATACGACAAGCACGTTGCTGTCCATCCAGACATGCTTTCAGACTTCCGTGATATACCTTTCGCAGACGAGAGTTTCTATATGGTTGTGTTCGATCCACCGCATCTTAAGTGGGCCGGTGACAAGTCGATCATGAAAGCGCAGTATGGCGAATTAAGTAAGGCCTGGCCAGATGATCTAAGAAGGGGATTCAACGAGTGTATGAGAGTCCTGAAGCCAAACGGCACTCTCATCTTCAAGTGGTCGGAGTGTCAGGTGCCACTTAAAGAAGTGCTCAACTGTACAGATTTCAAGCCGCTCTTCGGCAATAAAAGGGGCGATACACACTGGTTGGTATTCATGAAAGGGGTGAGTTGAATGACCACACAAACACTATTCACAGGTCTGCTGCACCGCAAGCACCTTTACTTTGGGACAACCTGCTTTGCAACTGCCATACCTGGCAGGGAGACGATACGGATCATGGTTCACAAATACCAGAATGTGCTGCCGAAAGATACACCAAATATGACATACCTGGAGTATGAGAAATGGTTGATTGAAAATGATTTTGAAGAGCGGGAGAACTTGCTGTTGTAAATAAAAAACATGGAGGCATGATTATGAAACTACAGAATTTGAATCTCTCAGAAATTGCAAGTGGCGCACTGCAGGAGCACTTTGAACGTGAGGCGGAAAGAGTGGTCGAGAATCTTATGGATATCAATACCGACCCGAAAAAGAAACGGAAAATTACGCTGACGCTGGACCTCACTATCGATGACAACCGTGAAATCATCTTTGCCGATGCCAGTGCAAAATCGACCCTCGTTCCCGTGGATGGCACAGGCTTCAATATGATGTCCGGTGTGGATGAAAATGGTGAAAGAATCGTGAGCGAACTGAAAAGCGGCATCAAAGGGCAATCCTATTTTGATGAAAATGGCGAAGTGAGAAACGATGATGGCAGCAAACCAAAGCACAACCTGAAAAATAATGTAGAAAGTCTATACAAATAGGGGGACTAATTATGATAAAAGAAGCACTGGAATATCTAAGAGAGCAATTCAAACAGACCGAGTTTTACGAAAAGAATGGAGAGCTCTACGTGAACGTGGATCTCATGAAGGTGACGGAGCCGCATAGACATGAAATCGTCTCACATTCACTCACCAGCATTGTTGATTTCACCAGTGACAATTTCGATAAAGATGAGAGATTGCTGATCACTATCCTGGATGAAGGCAAGGTTGTTGTGGAAACTGAATTGAATAGTAACAAAAACAGGGAGACAGTGCTTGTAGCCAGAGCAGATATCCCTGAGAAGCGTCTGAATGCATACCTCGACATGGAGCGATTCAACATTCAGCTGCAGTCGCAGTTTGTACCGAATGAAGACAGCAGTAAGATCCTCAGTATCATCGGCAATCTACGCTCCGAGAACGTCAAGAATGTTGGAGATGATGGCATATCCCAGGCGGTTACAGTCAAGAAAGGCGTCACCATTGCAAATGAAGAAGTTGTACCTAACCCGGTGCACCTGAAACCGTTCCGTACCTTCACTGAAATCGCACAGCCCGAATCACCATTTGTCTTCCGCCTGAGGAACGCTGGAGATGAAGTGGAAGCTGCCCTCTATGAAGCCGATGGGGGCGCATGGAGAAACCAGGCAAGACTGAGCATCAAAGAGTATCTAAAGGACTATCTGGCTGAGGAAGTTGGCACAGGTAAAGTATTAATTATTGGCTGATCGGGGAGGACATTGGTCCTCTCTCCATTTTTAAGAGAGGTGATTGCATGACCGGCTGGATCAGCTTGCATCGCAGCATAGAAAACCACTGGCTTTTTAAAGAGGATAGGAAGTTCTCTAAATTTGAGGCCTGGGTCGATCTCTTGCTCATGGTGAACCATAAAGACAAGAAAATTTTGCTCGGCAGTGAGCTGGCACTCGTCAGAAGAGGTCAGAAAATCACCAGCTTGAGGAAGTTGAGCGAAAGATGGCAATGGTCGATAACAAAAGTGGATAGATTCTTAAAACTGCTCGAAAGTGATGAAATGATAACTGTAAAAAAAGACAGTAAAAAGACGGTTGTATCCATTGTCAACTATGACATCTACCAGAATCAAGATTTAGAAAAAAGACACAGAAAAGACAGCAACGAAACACCAACGATACAGGAAGAAGACACGGACGATACACGAACGAAAACAAACAATAATGTTAATAATGCTAATAACGATTCAATAAGGAGAAATAAGGAGGATAAGCAGGAACAGCAGAGCAATTATGAGAAGAGGGTCGGCAGGATATTCAAGGCCTATGAATATTTTGGCTTCGGAGTAACACCAGCTGCTGCTAATGATCAGGTGGTTGATTGGTTGGAGAAACACAGCCCGGAAGTCATCATTGAAGCTTTGAGAGAAGCTTATAACGAAAACAAAAAGAAGAACAACTATGTCAATCGAATATTAACCAGATGGAAAGCTGACGGATTGGATACCGTTGAAAAAATAAAAGCTGACAAAAAACAGTTTGAGCTTTCCAAAAGCGATACACAGAAACCGCAATCCTATCAACAGAAAATGAGAGAGCGTCCTGGCGAAGTCACTCCAGGATGGATGAAGGAAGAGAAGAGGAAACCAGAGTCGCCTTCTGAACCAGTTAAGACAGCTGCAGAAGATCCAGAGATACAGAAAATGATTGCAGAATTCAGGAATGGAGGATAATCATGATTAGAAAGCGCAGCTATACGAAATATGCACCAAAACCATCTGCAATACCTTACGACATCGGAAAGAAGTTGCAACAGACACGCTATGTTAAAGAAAAGCCTTTGGCGCTATCGACATACTGGCAGGATATGTACCGCAATATGTTCTGGGGGTGGCATACATGACTGGACTTGTACTCTTGATATATGCAGCCGCCATTATGTTCATCGCTGCCTGCTCAATCGTCATTGTCGGCGTTGTGATGTATTGCCGGGAAACGATCAGGAAGAGAAAGGGTGATATGGAATGAGTCTTATCGAGAAAGTGAAAAGGGCAGATGAAGAATCCTATGAAAAATGGTTTGAAAGATGGTTCAAGAAAGAAGACTTGGAGTCAAAGATCATTAAGTCAGCTAAGGAGGGTTACACAGGTTTCAGCTTTGAAGTATCTGGACGTCCGCATGATAGCGATAGAGTGATGTACGAGAAAAGAAGGATGCAGAATTCCAGATTCAAAACTTTCCTTGAAGAAAGACTCGGAGAGGGATTCAAGATAACGACCAAGACCGAAACCTTTAAACCGGCAATCTTCCAGGATATTTTGCCGGAGAGAAAAGAAGTCTATGTAGTAATCAGCTGGGAGGAAACGAAATGATACTCATTCTTATATCTTATCTCTCGATCTTCGGGATTATTGGTTTTACTTTGCATTACGCATATCAGAATTGGGTGCCAACGGCTATTCATAACATCAAAATTATATTCACAAAAATCAAGACTGATTTTAAAGGTGCGATGGGAGGAACAGTGATTGAAGACCAAAAGAAATAACGTCCTAGACGAACATATGGTAAAACTGATTTCGGAAGTTGCAATCGAGAAGTATAAGGAGACCGAGAAGCAGGAGATTAAACTAAAGCGTGACCGCAGGCTCCACAATGTAAAGAAGTTGATGACGAACTACAACCGCATCAGACAGTCTGTGGAGAAGTCGAAGGTTGAAGCTGAATCCGATATGAGTGTGGAGCAGTTGATGACTTCCGAATACATGATTGAATCCCTAAGCCAGTCCAAGGAGCGCAGCAAGCTGATGGTGGAGCACGTGAAGAAAATTTTGACCGCCTATGAAAACATATGCAGGGTGGAGAACGTTCCGGAACGATATAGTCTATTGACCGACCGGTATGTCGATAACTTGCCGGTCCATATATTGCAGGATAGATATGCTTTAAGCAGTCGGACCATCTATCGGGAGATTGATCGGGCATGTGAGGATATGGCGGTGTTGCTGTTTGGCATCGATGCAGTGCGGTTCGAAATGGGTTGACTGACAAAAAGATGGCAAGCAAATGGCAGAGAAATGTTTTATTATGATATTAGGTAAAATTATATATTTTATCGACAATATTCTTCCTTTGTTTGATCTGGGCATCTGACCCCCTGAAGGGACATCTCTTAATTGAGGTGTCTTTTTTGGTATAATTGGGTTATCAATTAAATGGGAGAGGTAGTATGGATTGGGATATTATATTTAGTTCCGCAATAGGGACTTTAGCGGGAACCACACTTTCTGTTTTAGTAGCATGGTGTATCTACCACAAAGAAAAAGAGGATAACATAAAGAGGAAGCAAGAAGAGTATAAAAATAAAGTCGCTGAAGAATGTATTGAACTAATTAACAAAGTGGTAATTAACACCTTTCAATTCGAGAGGTTTTTTCATGAATCGTATCGTAAGGGCGCAAGCCAAGAAAAAATGCATGATGTGTACTTTAATTTTGCGAATGATTTTCAAACCAATACAAAGAAATTGGGGATTTCAGGCACTATTTTATACAACTTATACGAAGCCGATAAATTTGAAGAGCTCCAAACTTTCCTTGATAGAAGCATGGAATTGACAACTAGTATAAATGAACTGGAGAATTTCAGTGAAATTAAAGAAGGCATAGAGAGGAGAGTAAATGATTTACAAGAGTTAGGGGATGAAATAGTTTTAGATATTCAAGAAGAAATGATCAATAACTTAGATCACAGCTTAGTTGAAAATAATAAAGAGAAGATTTCAGGCACTGATTAAGTGTCTTTTTTTGTTTGCTGAAAACTGGTCGCTGGTCCACATAGAGAACCCTCCAGTAGAAGGTGGCAATCAGCACCGGTTTTGAACAAACAACTACTAAGCGTTTAGCGTAAGGATGGTGGTGGAATGTAGTGTCGAATTGGGATGATATACGAAAAGAGTGGGAAACCTCCAAGGTCACCCTGGCTGTGCTTGCTGAGAAGCATGATGTGAAGCTCGGTACACTGAAGAGTAGAAAAAGCCGGGAAAAGTGGACAAGAGGAGCACCCGAAAAGGATGCAACCAAACCGCGAAAGGTTGCAACCAAAAATAAGAAGGATGAAGCTGTTGCTGTTAGTGGGGACCTCACTGATAAGCAGCGGCTTTTTTGCATTCATTACATTAAGTACTTCAACGCCACCAAGGCGTATCAGAAAGCATACGAGTGTTCGTACACAGCAGCTATGGTCGAAGGTCACAAGCACCTAAGAAACCCTAAGATTTCTGCTGAGATCGACCGTCTGAAAGCCGAACAGACTTCCGAACTGAAAATGGATGTCCGTGATGTGTTGCAGAAGTATATCGACATCGCTTTTGCCGACATCACCGACTTTGCCACTTTTGGTAAGAAAGAAGTTGAAATCATGGGACCGTTTGGGCCGTTAACGGATGACGAGGGCGACCCACTGATGAAGGAAGTGAATTATGTGGACTTCAAAGAATCAGCTGTTATTGACGGAACGATCCTCACTGAAGTGAAGCAGGGCAAGGACGGCGTTTCCGTGAAGCTGGCAGACAAGATGAAGGCACTTGAGATGTTGTCCAAGTACTTCAACTTGCTCTCCGATAAAGACCAGAAACGCTTTCAGTCTGAAAAGGTTAAAGCAGAAACGGCCTACACCAGAGAGAAGACGAAGCTGCTGAAAGGCCAAGAGAAGGACACCTCCCTCATGGAAGCACTCATCAAAGGGCGTGAACAGTATGAAAGCCGCGATTGATTTCAGCGAGAAGCAGCTGCATTGCATCTACAGGCCCTATGACTATACATTCGATGTGTTCGAGGGGACACCGCGTTCCGGCAAGACGACGGCCGCCCACTTCCGCTATGCGGACTATCTGGTGGCCTCACGGGACCAGAACCATCTAATCGCCGCCTATAATCAGGAACAGGCCTTCAGGCTCTTCATCGATGGCGACGGCACAGGGCTGATGCATATCTTCAACGGTGCGTGTGAAATAAAGCATGACGAGCACGGCGATCATCTCCAGATTCATACACCGAACGGTATCAAGCGCGTCTACTATAAGGGCGGTGCGAAGTCGAACAGTGTGGGAGCCATCACCGGCATGTCGCTCGGTTCCGTGATGTTCTGTGAGATCAATCTGCTGAACATGGGATTCATCCAGGAGTGTTTCCGCCGGACATTCGCCGCGCTGGACCGTTACTTCCTGGCCGACCTGAACCCGCCGGCACCGCAGCACCCGGTCATCAAAGATGTGTTCGATGTGCAGAACACGAGATGGACCCATTGGACGATCCAGGATAACCCGATCATCAGTGAAGCACGGAAGCAGGAGATCTATAATACGCTGAAGAACAGCCCGTATCTTCTGGACCGTGACTGGTATGGCAAGCGCGTGTTGCCGCAGGGCGTCATCTACGGCATGTACTCGCGGGACAACAACTACGATGCCACACTGAGGGGCAAGCCGCTGGAGATGTACTTCTCGGGAGACGGCGGACAGTCTGATGCCACATCAGTGAGTTGCAATATCGTCACGCAGCATGACAATCGTTTCTTCCTGAACCGTGTGGCGCATTACTACCATTCCGGCGCGGATACCGGCCAGGTGAAGGCCATGAGTACATACGCCAGGGAGATCAAAGTGTTCATCGAGTGGTGCGTGAACGAATACGGCATGCGATACACCGATGTGCTGATTGACCCGGCGTGTAAATCGCTCAGAGAAGAGCTTCACAAGATCGGCATCGACACTCAAGTGGCGGATAACAATGCCCATGACATCGTCGGTGCCAATAAGGGCATAGAGGTCGGCATTGAACGGTCTCAGAACATCATTGAGGACGGCACGTTCCGGGTGGTCGAGTGCAAGAGTGATAAGTACGACCACTACCACTTCGAGCAGGAGATCGGCATGTACGTCCGGGACGATAACGGCAAGCCGGTCGATGCCGACAACCACGCGATGGATGAATTCCGGTATGGCACGAATAAATTCTACAGAAACTACAGGTAAGGCGGTGATGCCGTGTTCAGTAAAATCATGCAGCTGCTGAAAGGAGGATTGCACAAATTGGGATTGTATTCCGATATTAAGAAACTATCCGACCATAAAAACGTCTCGATGGACGAGAGCTTCTATACTCAAATCGATAAGTGGAAGGCGCTCTATTCCGGCTATCTTGCGGACCACCACGAATACATGGACTTCAACATCGAGAAGGGCAAGCACAGGAAGACACGCCATACACTCGGCATGCCGAAAGTTGTGACGGAGGAGATCGCCACACTCATCTACAATGAGAAAGTGCAGATCAGCATCTCCGAGAAAGAGAAGGAGACCAGCGATGTCAATGAGTTCATCCAGCAGGTGCTCAAGGCCAACAAGTTCAACACCAAATTCCCTGAGCTGATTGAAAAGATGTTCGCCCTCGGCGGTGCGGTGCTGAAACCGTATGTCGATGAGCAAGGCATCAAGCTCCAGTTCGTCACGGCAGACGCCTTCATTCCGATCAGCTATTCCGCAACCGGGGAGATTGACGAAGGCGTCTTCATCACCGAGCAGGTGAAAGGGCAGTACAGATATACGCACCTCGAGTGGTACATCAAAGACGATGACGGCGTGTATGCCATTGAGCATGATCTGTACCGCACCGATAAGAACAAAGAGGACGAGCTCGGCATCAAGGTGGAACTGCAGGAGCTTTATCCGGATATGCAGTTCGATGTGTGGCGCTTTCCTGGTGTCACCCGGCCGATGTTCGTCTATCTGAAACCGAATATCGCCAATAACATCGACTTCTCCAGTCCACTCGGCATCAGCCTATACGCCAATGCGATGGACACCATGAAGGCCATCGACATTGCGTTCGACAGTTTCATCCGGGAATTCAGGCTCGGCAAAAAGCGCATCATGGTACCACGCCAGGCGCTCCGCACCGTGGTAGATCCCGAAACAGGCGAGTTCAAGCGATACTTCGACGCCAGTGATGAAGTGTACCAGGGGTATGATGCCGGCCCAGGCAACGAGAAGATAGAGGACATGTCCGTGGAGCTCCGGGTGGATGAACACATATCGGCAGTCAATGCACTGCTGAACCTGTTCGCCATGCAGACAGGCTTCTCGGCGGGCTCCTTCAGCTTCGACGGCCAATCGGTCAAGACGGCCACTGAAGTGGTCTCGGAGAACAGCAAGACGTTCCGCACCAAGCAGTCTCATGAGGTGGTCATCGAGGATGCACTGAAGCACCTGATACACGTCATCGTGGAGATGGAGAAAGTGTTCGGTGACAGAGACTTCACCACCTCGGACTACGAGATCACCGTGCAGTTCGACGACTCGATCGCCCAGGACCGGACGGCAGACGGCGCGTTTTATGTATCGATGGTGACTTCTGGCCTCATGAGCAAGATGAAGGCGATGATGCTGCAGTTCGGCTATTCGGAAGAGGAAGCAAAGAAGGAAATCGAACAGATGCAGAAAGAGAACGGCAGTGTGCAGGCCGAGCAAGTGGACGAATTCGGACTGGAGTGATGTAGATGGATTATGAGAAGCACCTGCAGCTCTCCTTTACGATGGTCCGGCTGTATCAGCAGATTGAGGAAGAGCTGCTGACGATGGTCGCCAAACGGCTGAAGCTGGACGGTTCACTCACCGAAATGATTGAGCTGGAGGATGGCAAGACCACCCAGAGCATCCAATCATGGCAGACGCGCATGCTGAATGACCTTGGACCGCTCCGGCAGGAGGCGATCATCGAGATTGCCAAACGGTCGCAGAAGTCCATGGACGAAGTGGTGCGTATGCTGCACCAGGCAGGGTATGACGCAGTGAACCAGAATGAAGGCATATTCGAAGAAGCCTTCGAGCAGGGGCTGCTGAACATCAAGCCGCCGAAGCCCGAGAACAGTGCTGCACTGCTTTCCATACTGAAGACCTACGAGGACAATGCACACCGGCAGCTGAACCTCATCAACTCAAGTCTCATCAGCGGGCATCAGCAGGTGTACCGCGACATCATCAATGAGACGGTGGCCCACACACTTGCCGGCATCAAGACACCGCAGAAGGCCATCACAGACACAGTGAAGAAATGGGCGCATAAAGGTGTGCCGACCTTCACCGATAAGGCCAACAAAACATGGAGCACTGAAGCCTATGTCACGATGGTCATGCGGTCCATGAACAACAACGTGGCCAATGACATGCAGTTTGAGCGCATGGATGAGTACAACGCGCAGTATCTGGAGACTTCCAGCCACACGGGCGCGCGCCCAGGCTGTGAGCCTTATCAGGGGCGCATTTACTACCGCGGTCCGGGCACAGATCCACTGGGCAGATATCCGCACTTCGGCAGTACGTCATACGGTGAAGCTGCGGGGCTCCTCGGCATCAACTGCGGCCATACGGTCTATCCGTACATTCCAGGGCTGTCCACGAAGACATTCAACCGCCCGAACGCCGCAGAGAATGCTGAAGCCTATGCCGACCGGCAAAAGCAGCGCTATCTGGAGCGCCGTGTCCGTGGCTTCAAGCGGGAAGAGCGCATGTTCTCCCAGATGGGCGACAAGGCACTCACTGCTGAAGCGCGGGCAAAGAAGGAAAACGAATGGGCGAAGCTCCGGTCATTGACGAAGCAGACCGGCATGCCGCGACGGTATGACCGGGAGAAAATACTTTAGGGGGATTATCTATGAATCATGAAGAATTTATGAAAAAAGCTAAACAGTTAGTAGTAGATTACACGAATGAGAAGGTTGAAAGATGGGGCAATACGGAAGTCTTAGCGAGAGATATTTTTGTTGTATGGAGTGTTAAGGCTCTAGGGAATAGCAAAGTTTTGCTTGGTGCACCCTTCGATGATGGCGGTATGTACTATGAGGTTACTTTGAACGGTGATAAAGACGAAATATACTTCGATGCTTATAAAAAGCAAGAGAATATCTGTATCGAAATATAAACACTTTAGGGGGTCAGTCAGATGACAGAAATACGAGGCGAAGGTATACAGGCAGATACACTGGAGATCAAGCAACTCCGCATCGGGCACCACGACTACAAAGTGATTCAAAAAGACGGCCTGAAAAATGAGGATAAGCACGACATGTACGGCCAGATTGATTACGACACCAAAGAGATTGAGCTGAATAAAGAATACACCCAAAACGAACAGGTCATGCAGAATGTATTGATCCATGAAGTTGTCCACGGCCTCTTCCATGAATCCGCATTGTTCGATGAAGCCCATAACGAGGAGCTGGTCGAGCGCTTAAGCAACACACTGCACGGTTTCCTGAAGGACAACATTGACGTGCTGAATGCGGTGTATGGGAGCGATGAGGAAATCATCGAGGTTCGCGGCTACGACGGTAAATTGATAAGCAAGGAGAGAGTAATACATTAAGGGAGGTGGTTCACATTAATAAAGCTTTGAAACTTTAGCGGAGGTGATCCACATCTTGATGGCCATACACTGGCTACTCTTGCACCGCATCAGTCAGAGTATAAAGACACTGGTGCCACACTTCTCTGTCTCTTCGGAGACACAACACTATATGTGTATTGCCCGTCCTGAGTATGACGGAATAAACTGCTTATTTTTTATGCACACATTCAGGGAGGGATGAACATGGCTTATATCCATGTCAAAACAGATGACTCGATGCATAACATCGAATCGGCAATGTCAGCCGCCGAGATGCAACAGGATATCGGCTTCCAGCTGGATCGCACATCGGACTTCATTTTTATCGAGAATCATGTCTTTTCCAAGGTGGCCATCGAGCACATCAAAGTCGTGCCGCACGAGGATGAGCAGGGGGAGACGAAACAGACTCAACAAGGAGGAAACGACAATGCCAAAAAAGAACCTGACTACATGGGATAAAGCACTCGCGTTGAAATTGAACCTGCAGCACTTTGCTGAGGGAAATCCTGACCCGAAAGACCCAGAAGGCGGCGAAGGTGGAGAGGGCTCGAAAGGTACGGACCCGAAAGATCCCGAACCAAAAGACCCGAAGGATCCGAAAGACCCAGAAGGCGACAAGTCCACCGACGTGTCTGCAGAAGAGGCACAGCGCATCGCTGAAGCACAGCTGCTGAAAGACCTGGGCGTCGACAGTCTGGACGCTGCCAAGAGCAGCCTGCAGGCATACAACGAGTATATGGACTCCAAGAAGACGGATGACCAGAAGACGCAGGACCGCCTCAAAGACCTCGAGAACTCCACGAAAGAGAAGGATGATACGATCTTCGACCTGCAGTCCAAGCTGGCGGCATCGAATGAAGGCGTGCACGCGGACAGTGTGGACGATGTTGTGGCGCTGGCCAAGTCCAAAGTGAGCGACAAGAAGCCGATTGACAAAGCGATCAAGGAGATTGTGGAGAAGTATCCGCAATTCAAAGGCGAAGACAAGGAAGAAAAGCAGACCGGCGTATTCCCGGGTAACACCCCAAGCCGTAAATCCAGTAAAGTGGACGGCTTCATCTCAGGTCTCGGCCTGAAATCACAAGACTAATAGGAGGCTATAACTATGGCAAATGCAATTAACTATGCAGAAAAGTATCAAGATGAATTGGATCAACTGTTTGTACAGGAAGCGCTGACGAACGACCTGGAGACACCACGGGTCAACTGGATGGGTGCTCGGACTTTCCAGGTGCCATCCCTCACAGTATCCGGCTACAAGAACCACAGCCGTAATGGTGGTTACAACCGTGGAGACGTCGAAGTCACGCACGAACCGTACACACTCGGCTTTGACCGTGATGTGGAATTCTTCGTGGACCAGATGGACGTTGATGAGTCCAACCAGGCCGCATCCGCATCCAACGTGACAGGAGAGTTCCTGCGTTCCGAAGGGTATCCGGAAGTGGACGCATACCGTTTCTCCAAACTGGCGACAAGAGCCATCGACGAAGGCAACAACACGCCGGAGGACCTCACTTCAGCGGACGCACTGCAATCTCTTCGCCGTGACATTAAAGCACTCCGCAAGTACGGCACAGCGAACCTCATTGCGTATGTCTCTTCCGATGTCATGGACGCTGTAGCAGACTGGAAGGCAGACAAGGGCGGCGTATCCCTGCAGAACGAGAACACGACAGTGGAGACACGCGTGACAGTCGTTGACGGTGTGCGCCTGAAGGAAGTATTCGACCTCGATCGCTTCCACACATCCTTCGACTTCACATCCGGATTCACACCAGCGGTCGGTTCCTACCCAATCAACCATCTGATTGTGAATAAAGGTGCTCAGGTCTCCAAGAAGAAGCTCAACAGCATCTACCTGCACGAGCCGGGCAACCACACTGAAGGTGACGGCTACCTCTACCAGAACCGCCTGTACCACGACACATTCGTATTGAAAAACCAAGCTGACGGCATCCGTGTTTCCCACGGTACAACTGCCCAAGCCTAAACAGGAGGAGATAATCAATGGCTAAACTCATGAGAAAAGAAAATGCAATCATGCAGGTCGAGGACAACCGTGTCAAAGAGTACGAGTCCAGGGGTTACACGCAAGTGACCAAAGAGCAGCTTCAGGCGGATGCCAAGAAGGCACTCAAGAAGACTCAGAGCAAGACGGCTTCTGCCAAAACGGGAGACAAAGAAGACAAGTAAAGGACGTGATCGCTGATGATGACGTACCAGGAGTATATAGACTTCGGCGGATACGACGGGGTGAAGGAAGATGCTTTCGACACACTCCTCAAGTCCGCCAAACGGCAGGTCGACCGCCTGGTCGGCTACAACGCCGCCGATCAGCATGAGCGGGGATTCCTGTCCGACTTCGCATTTGAGCAATATCAGAACGCCGTCGTGGCTCAAATCGAGTACACGCATTTTGTCGGTGTGGAGACGATTGCCGGACCACAGGAGATGACGGATGTGTCCGTCGGTAACTTCTCCTATAAGGCAGGCAGCACCGGTGCAGGCAGCCAGAAGTACAGCAACGAAGTATTCGACTACCTGGCCGGTGGCGGTTTCCTGGGTGGGGCGGTGGACGTGTATGAGGGTTAAACCGATACCAAAGCACCTGCTCATCCATAAGGCCATCGTCAAAGGCAAGAGCGATGAGGACATGTGGGGCAACCCTGTTCCGGGGACGGACGTGCCTTTGGAGCATGTACGCTTCGAGCCGTCCAGTGCTATCGAGAAGACGCCGAATGATGCCAGTATCGACTATGAGTCTCTGCTGTTCATTGATACGGTGCACAGCCTGCCTGCGGGCTACACACCGGAGAAGGGGTCTGAGATCAAGTTCAAGGAGACCACCTTCTCGGTTGAAAAAGTGGAGCCCGTCTATGCTGTGGATCCGGACACGCCACATCACTATGAGGTGTATTTGACATGATTGATTTTACAGTACGGTCTCTGGTCAATACCGGCAAGCTGAAGCAGAAGGCGCAGCGGGGGCGGCAGATATCTCAGTTTGCGGTGGATACGCAGGTGCTGAAGACGTCGAACAAGTACGCGCCTAAGCGGGACAACTTCCTGATAGAGAGCGGCGCCCGGCACTCCCAGATCGGGAAGGGACTGATCAAGTGGCAGACACCATACTCCCGCCGCCTCTACTACAACCCACAGTACAACTTCTCGAAGGACAAGAACCCACAGGCCGGTGGGCTATGGTTCGAGCGAGCCAAAGCACAGCACAAGAACGAATGGCTGAAAGCTGCAAAAGACGGCTACAGACAGACGTTCGGAAGGTAGGTGCATGATGTTTGTCGAATCACTCGTCAATCATATCAATGCCAATACGGACCTGAATGTCTCCATGAACATCCGGACGGAGGACAGTGTGCTGCTGCGGATTGCACCGAGCAGTCCCGATCCGTTCAACATGGACATGCAGCACTCAAAAAACTTCTCATTCCAGATACTGACGAAGCACAGTAATCAGTTCCTGGCATACAGCTGGATTGAGCAGATATCACAACTGCTCCACGGGCTGAGCTACTCGGACATACAGGATGATGACTACAATCTCATCGTGTTGGAAGAGACGACCAGCCCGAATTTTGTGGAGACGAACAGCAGCAATCAGCACATCTACACCGCAATCTATAACGCGGAAATCATTAGAAAATAGGAGGTTTTTCAATGTTTTATCTTCAATCAAAACATAAGTTTGAAATCCAGAATGACCTGGGGACATGGTTGAGGCTGGCAGGCGGGATTTCATCCTTCGAGCCGGACCCGAATGAGGAGACCAGTGATGACCGCTACCTGGACGGCAACGGCTTCGCTGAAACGGATGTCACGGGCGGACAGCTTGTCATCGCCATCGAGGGGCACAGGTTCCACGGTGACGCCGCACAGGACTACATCTACAGCAACCAGTGGAAGTTCGGCCAGGCCAGACGCTCCCGCGCACGCTGGACACAACCGGACGGCACTCAGCTTGAAGGACCAGTGACCATTGCCGCTGTAACTGGACCAGGTGGAGAAGCAGGGGAGAAGGGCGCCATCGGATTCGAACTCAGATTCAATGGAGAGCCGACAGTCAACGATCCGGCTGAACCGGTCACGCCGACACAGGCTGAAATCGACCAGCAGCAAGTCACAACGCTCACAGTTGAGCCGGCTACCCTGTCACTCGTTGAAGGCGATGATGGTCAGCTCACGGCAACGACAGAGCCTGAAGGCCATACCGTCACATGGAGCTCCAGTGATGAAAATATCGCGATGGTGGATGACACAGGTCTCGTCACAGCGATTGCTACAGGTTCTGCGACCATCACTGCGAAAGCCGACGATCAGACTGCAACATCCGATGTCACTGTTACAGCCGCACCATAATTTAAACTAAAATTCAGGGGGAATTTGCCATGACAGAAAACAAACAAAACAACGTGAACCAGAACAATGTAGTGGATCTTGAGTTTGATGACGCGTATCAGGACATCGGCGTAAGGGGTGAAATCTTCCGGCTCGACCTGTCCGACTTGGCACTGAAGAAACTTTCTGTGCGCTTCAGGGATACGGGCATCCGTCTACAGGAGCTGGACACGGAGCTCAACCCGGATACAGCGACTGAAGAGGATATCGAGCGGATCATGGACGCTATCCAATCGGAGATGAGGCAAGCCATCGATAAGACCTTCGGTGAAGGAGAGTACGACCGCCTCTACAAACTGGCGGGCGGCTCCACAAGCAACATCCTCAAGTTCATCAACACCGTCACGAATATCATCGATGACCGCAGGGAGAAACAGCAGAAAGAAGCGCAACAATCTAAAGCGCAGCAACATCTCAAGCAGAAGCGCCGCAATGCCCCGAAGAAAACTGCCGGCACTAAGCAGTAGTGTTCAAGCTGTACGGCAGCATTGAGAATGATGACGTGATCGAGTTCGAGGGGCAGTCATATGATATGGATATGTCATTTGATAATGTGCTCCACGTCATCGATATTCTCAGTGATACTGAAGAAGATGATCTGTTCAAAATCCAAATCACCATCTGCTTACTGCTGGATTGGGATATGGATGATCTGGAGCACTACCCTTTTGATATTCAGTGGCAGTTATTCGAGCAGCTGATGGACCACCTTGGCATGAACGGTGGAGATGCCGATGATGAGGAAAGTACCGGTCAGCAGGTCATGGATTATACGCAGGATGCGGAGGCGATCTACGCCTCCTTTTTTTATGCCTATAAACTGGATCTCTTCGAAGAGCAGGGCAGGCTGCACTACAAAAAGTTCGTGGCACTGCTTCAGCATCTGCACAAGGACACCGCCTTCAAGAAGATCGTCGGCTATCGCACCATGAAGATACCTACGGAGAAAGAGGCATCCAAGGACTACATCAAGCACCTGAGGAAGATGAAGCGCCTCTATAAGCTGAAAAGCAAGGATACCGATACGGCATCCGAGGCGGAAGCGCGGGACGAACGTCTCAGCGCAATCGGTGCACGGTTCAAGAGTAAAGGGAGAGGGGAGGACACTTAATGGCATCTGACGGCTCGGTAATCATTGACGCCAAACTGGATGACTCGAAGTTGGATTCGGGATTATCCGGCATTAAAGGCAAGCTTGATTCGGTCGGTCAGAGCATGGAACAGACAGGGAAGAAACTCACGCAGTCCGTAACACTACCCGTTCTTGCCCTTGGTACGCTAGGGGTCAAAGCCTTTGCGACATTTGACGATTCGATGCGTAAAGTCGAAGCGACGATGGGCGATAAGCTCGGGGGCAGTGCACAAGAAGCAAAAGCTAATATTACACAGCTCAGGGATGAAGCGCAGCGCCTTGGAGCCACAACACGATATTCAGCGGATGAAGCCGCAGCTGGTATGGAGAAACTGGCACTGGCCGGTTGGGACACGAATCAGATCATGCAGGCGACAGAGCCGATGCTTAGTCTGGCCGCGGCTGCCAACATGGATCTGGCCACAGCTGCAGATATCGTCACCGACACGATGAGCGCCTACGGCATGGAAGCCGACAAGGCTGCCGCAGTCACCGACGTCTTCGCCAAAGCATCATCCAGTACGAACACCGATGTCGACATGCTCGGGCAGGCCATGAAATACGCCGGGGCAAGCGCCAACGCTGCCGGAATGGATCTCGAGCAGACCGTTGCAATCCTCGGTACTCTCGCCGATGCCGGTATCAAAGGCTCAATGGGCGGTACCGTGCTCAATGCGATGCTGCGTGATGTGAAGAAGTCTGCAGAAGACGGCACGATCGCCATAGGTGACACGGCAGTCGCAGTGTACGATGCAGAAGGCAACATGCGGGACATGACATCCATTCTTGCTGATGTGGAAAGCGCCACAGAAGGGATGTCCGGAGCACAGAAGGATGCGGCACTGTCCGCGATATTTGGCGATGAGGCCATGCGTGGCCTGAACATTGTCATGGAATCCGGCACCGATAAGGTCAAGAATCTCGAGAATGAGCTCCGCAATTCATCCGGCACGGCCAAGACAATGGCTGAAACGATGGAGGGTGGACTCGGTGGGGCATTCCGGTCCCTGGCGTCTGCTGCTTCCGGTGCGCTGATTACAATCGGCGGCATTCTGGCACCATTCGTCACGACGGCAGTCATCGGCTTGACCAGCCTGCTTACGAAGTTCAATGAGCTCGACCCGGCCATGCAGAGCATTGCAGTCGCAGCCGCGGCCATAGCTGCAGGTGTCGGACCGGCGCTGATTATATTCGGTCGGCTGCTGCCGGTACTCACCAGACTGTTCAGTATCAAGACGGCCCTGGTCGGTGTCATGGGCATGGTCAAAGGGGCGTTCCTGTTCCTGACCGGCCCAATCGGCATCACCGTTGCGGCCATCCTCGGCCTGATCGCCGTGTTCACATACCTGTGGAACACAAACGAGCAGTTTAGGACGAAAGTCATGGCCGTGTGGTCTGCTGTACAGGCGTTCATTTCAACGGCCATATCGACGGTCTCCTCGGTAGTCATGAGCATCTGGGGTGCCATGGTCGCCTGGTGGGGCGCCAATCAGCAAAGTATCCTCACGAGCGCGCAGGGCATATGGCAGAGCGTCTATTCGACGGTCTCCGCAATCGTCTCCTCGGTTGTCTCATTCGTGATGCAACTGTGGGGGCAACTGGTCACATTCTGGAGCACGCACGGTCAGAACCTGATGACTGTGACATCCACAATCTTCAATGCGATCCTCGCGGTCGTATCCGCGGTCGCACCGCTCATCAAAACGGTCATACAGTTTGCCTTTCAGGCGATCGTCTTCATCGTAAAAGCGGTGTGGCAGAACATACAGGGCGTCATATCCGGCGCGCTAAATATCATACTCGGCCTGGTCGGGTTGTTCGCTGCAGTATTCACCGGTGATTTTGGCGCCATGTGGTCTGCCGTGAAGCAGATATTCTCCGGCGCCGTACAGTTCCTGTGGAACGCCGTCCAGCTGCTCCTATGGGGCCGGCTGATAAAAGGCGTCGTTGCATTCGCCGGACTCTTCCGTGCCGGCATATCGTCCATGTGGCAGAGCATTCAGAGCCTCTTCTTCACCTCGGTGTATCGAATCCAGGGCGTTTTCTCCTCCGGGTTTAATGCACTGAGGTCGGTAGCCACCGGATTCCAGAACGCCTTCATGACGATTATACGGGCCGCTTGGAACATTGTCCGTAGTATCTTCACTTCGGGCATCAGTATTGTCCGTTCCATCTTTTCCGCCGGGTTCCGCGCAATCGGCTCCGTGGCGTCGTCAATCATGAACGGCATCGGCAATGTAATCCGTATTGGGTGGTCACTGATCCGCAGCATTTTCACGGCGGGCGTCAATCTGGTCCGCAATGTCTTCACTGCAGGATTCAACCTGATCCGCTCGGTGGCAACGTCTATCATGAGCGGCATCGGCAATGTCATCCGTGCCGGGTGGAATCTGATCCGCAATATCTTCACTACGACAATCAGCGCCATCAGGAATATCGTATCATCCGGGTTCCGCGCCATACTGAACCTGGCCACAACCATTTTCCGCGCGGTCTACAATGCAATCCGGTCCGCATTAAGTTCAGCCAAGAGTTTCATCAGTTCGACGCTTAGCACAATCCGCAGCACATTCGACCGGATACTAAACGCCATATCCTCCGCAGTCCGCACTGGGTTCAACAAAGTGAAGACGATCATGGGGGACGGCATCAAGGCTGCATACGACAAAGTGGTCAGCTTCCTGTCGAAATTCAAGGAAGCAGGGAAGAACATCGTCAGCTCCATCGCAGACGGCATCCGAAACGCGGTCGGCCTAGTAACCGACGCCATCGGCAACGTGACCGAGAAGGTCCGCGACTTCCTGCCATTCTCCCCTGCGAAAGAAGGGGCGCTGCGTGACATCATGAAGGTGAACATCGCAGGATCTCTTGCTGAGACTATCGATAAAGGTGCCAAGGCGCCACTGAAAGCGATGAACAGCTTGACGGGCAGTCTGCAGAAGGAGATTGAACATGCTTCAGAAGCCTCCTCCGACGCCTTCAACCCGTCGCTGTTGATGCCGGATGTCCGTACACCGAACGTGGTGAATGGATTAACCGGAGAGTACGCCAAGAAGATGCAGCAGATCACCGCCGGCGCACAGGTCATGGCGGGTGGGCCGAACATCAACGCCAACCATAACTATGATGCGCAGGTACAAGTCAATGTGCAGGGCAACGTAGACCGGGACGGCATCGCCTTTACGGTCAACCAGTCCAACGGCATCGACGATTCAATGAGAAGGGGGTTTGATTACTAATGGCATTCGCTTTGCAGTATGAAGAGAATATGCACCCGGTCGGGGAGTGGTTCTACAGTGATGATCCGTTCCGCGACCTCCGGGGGGACAATGAACCAGACCCCCGGCACAGATGGCGGGTGCTCAGTGACGGCATCCAGGTTGGTGACATCGAGTCAGAGCTCAACACATCCTCCATGAAAGGAAGAGCCGGACGGGTGCACAACTCAAAAGAGCGCAGATCCCGTTCCATCACCCTCACGTTCGATGCGTGGGCGGACTCGACCTATGCCTTTCCAATGATACGGGACTTCATCTATCATGTGTTCGATACGAACGAGCCGTTCTATTTTTATGAGGACTGGCGGCCGAAGAACCAGCGTCCGCTGGATGTAGCGGTCAACTCCAAGCGCTATTATGTGCTGAAAGAAGAAGTGGAGGTCGTGAAGCTCGGACCACAGAAAGCCCGGGCCACCGTCGAACTGGTGACTGCTGAACTGCCGTATGGCATCAGCACCGGTTCGACAGGAGACATCATCGAAGAGGGCGGCATCACATTCTCCAGCGGAAAGTTCGGCTGGCAGGAATGGCTCGACTTCGATGCGGAGAAATACGACTATCGGGTGCAGATGGATCCTGGACAGACGGTCCGGGTTTACAACCCATCCACCAAGAAGGTGAAACACTTCGAAGCGTGTCTGCACATTGTGGCCAGAAACTTCAGCAACATCCAGAATGGCTATGGTCTTCGGATCACAAACCAGACCAACGGTACGTCGATGAAGATTGACCGGGAACCGGCTGCAGGTGACACGTACGAACAACGAGAGAACATACACTGGGTCAATGGTCTGAATGAAACAGCCGATGATCCGGGATTCATGGAACTGGAAACGGGGTGGAACGAGCTGACCATTGAGGGGGCAAGCGCCCTGGTGGACTTCTTGTTCCATTTCTATTATTAGGAGGTGCAGCATTGAAATTTCTTAAATCGATTATGGATGGTTTGAACATCTATACTCTTTCGATACTGGAGGACAATTTCAAAAAGGTAGATGAAACAATCGCCGTTGTGGAATCTCTAATAGCGAAAGGTCAGTTGACGGAGGAGCAATATGCCAATTTAATAACCATCGTCAACGGCATGATAAAAAGCGGGGAAGTCGGAGAGCTTGATTTATCTCCAAAACTCCGGGCAGAGGTTAATGAAATTAAAGATAAGATCGACAAAGGAGATGTGTCTGTAAAAGACATAAATAAAAATTACGGTCTTTTAGATTCAACATATTTCAGCTCTGGTTTCCTCGCCGATTTAAACGGAGGGGTAATTGACGTGACGAATGTTTTGCCAGGGAGCATTAGGAGAAGCCACGTAGTAAAATATGCTATCTCCCCTGATAAGACAGACTTTTTCAAAAAGACGGGGGACAACTTGTTTGAAGGGTACACAAAAGGGATTTTAACAAAAGAATCTACCGGAGGTGAAACTGCATTTTTCTTCACCTCAGAATACGATCTCCCTGAGCCCCATGACGGCAGATTAGTCATTGTGCCTATAGATAACAATGAAGACTATTCTTTGACCGTCCACGGCGACCACGATCAATTCAGAGCAGCAGGGACATCCAATCATCCAGTAATCCCGGAAGGGTATGCGAGAGAAGAAGTGCCTAGAGAGAACATTTTGATTGATGATAAAAACCTTAGCGTGCTCAACTTCAACAGTGGTAATTACAATTATCTATCAGTTTACGTATCTTCCTCAGGCCAAGAGCCTAAGATACAGATGAACAAAGGCAACCAATCATCCGTATACTCCGAGCCGTTCATTTTACCTAAAAGTGTAGTTGAAAGGCAGCAACAGCACAACATTGTTGTTGAAGACGCATCAGGAGGTTACGGCCATCGGCCAGAAGTACCTTCTGTGGTATATTTCGGCGTAAACCCGCCACACGACGCCGAACCTTTCGACGAATGGCGAGAGTTAAGTGGATTCCCATATGTGTTGGACTTCAAAACAGCACAATTGACTGATTTCACACTATTCGGGGTCGACACTTCTGTGGTATCTATTTCGACTGATTCTTATGACGGCACCAGTGCATTAAAATACGATTCGACAGAAGCCACTTACCAAGGCCTCGTCTGGGATAATATTTCCGATAACTACATGAACGACCAAGAAATTTTCATGGAAGTCCGGGCGGCTGCAAACAATTATAGACCTGCATCAACGCTCCATCGTTTCGATGAAGATGTAAATGGGGAGCTTTCTTATTATGCCGTTGGGTATTATAACGGGTCTTTAGATATCATGAAGAAAGAAGTCGGGACAGGCAATCAAACGCTAGAAAGCGTGTCAAAAACTATTGATGCTACTCTCCCTTTTAGAATACGGTCTCGTGTGACGGAGGACGGATTCATATCAGCTAAAATTTGGCAGTCCACAGACTCAGAACCTCCAGAATGGGACATAGAGTTTTATGACATTTCCTTGCTCCCCCAAACAAACAAACTCGGCATATACGCCTACACAGGTTTTTCAAACATCAGGGCGCTCGGTGTGTCCACCGGGGGCATGACGGCACCGAAGAGAAAGTGGTGGTAGAAATTGAGTGTACAAACACAATTTGAAATAGACGGCACTTGGACAAGCGTTGCAGATGGTGAAATATTTTTGGACGGAATAGCAACTGATACACAAGCCCAAAAATCGATTATCGGGTATTCCGTCCAAAACAATCCGATTTCCGCTTTAACGGTAGGTTCTGGGAACAGAACGTGTGTGGTCACAGGGGGCGTACACGGCACAGAACCCGCCAGTCGAGAAGCTATATTGATTAAAATGCGGGATGTTTGCTATAACGCTGACGGTGCATACACAGATTATTTAAACGATCATAAAATCATTTTTATTCCGACTGTAAACCCTGATAGGATGCACTCATCTTACAGAAATGCCGAAAACATAGATATAAACAGGGTCATATACCACTTGGACAGCCCTGAGGGTGTAGCTTTCTTAAATCTCATCAGAGATGTAGAACCTGACGCTTTCTTTGACTTTCACGAGCACTCAGGGAGTACAGACAAAGATGTCTTGTATGTGAGGGCAATGACCTTAGACCCGAACTCCGACAAAGCAGTCCGAGATATACAGACACAAGCAATAGATGCTGTAAGGCAAGGGGTTGAATCGAAAGGTTTTTCTACAGACTACTACTTCGATTGGAATACAGGTTTCGGTTCTTTGACTTCGGGGCTAGGCATACTTGGAATCCTTGCCTTCACTTCAGAGACGAGTACAAAAGCGGATAATCAAAGAAGAGTAGACGCACAAAAAGAAAGTTTCGACTTGTCGCTCTCTTGGCATATGAACAATCATCAGATAATTGATGACACTAAAAGTTCTTTTAATTCCAATATGGTAAAGGAAAACGGAAAGTACGTTTTACTTCAAAGCATGAATACCGGCGCAGAAATGTATACACAAGCGTCTTATGAATTTATCGACTTGCCGTATGGGTACAAACCCAACGACATATCAGATTTCCAAAACTTCATAGATGTTTATGATGTTGAAGTAGACACTGAAGGTGTTGTGCCTGTCAATCAAAAGGCAGGCAGATTGATTCCTCACTTGCTCGACCCCAGAGCCGATCAAATGAAAGTTGAGTCCACGCTTGTTTATTCTCAAAGCGGGGAGCAGAGGACGGATGGCAGATACTCGAAAGCCAAATTCAGCCGTTGGGAAGACGTATTTTTTAAAAGTTTCGCTAAAAAGTAAGTGAAAGCGAGGTGAACCACAATAGCCTATACAGTCAAAGACCTGAACGGCAGGCATCACACGTTGGAAGCTGAAATCAGTCTCACCGAAGAGGAGAACGGCCTGGTATTCATCGATCTCGACATCGTGCCGACACCGAACAACAAGAAGTTCGTCCGCGACATCACCGAAGACTGGACGGTCCACGGTGTTCAATCAACCAAATATGGACACTTTGTCATCACGAACATGACGAAGGCGAGCGACGGCCCTTATCCTTCATACAAGGTGAAAGCCGTCGCTTCTTTTATCCACAAAATGCAGACGACCACATTCGATGGACTCTACACCGGATCGCGCACGGCGGTCGACTTCTTCTATATCCTGTCCCAGCAATCCGGGCTGACATTCCAGCTGACTGCTGATCGTCCCGCCTATGGCTGGGAGAAGTTCGGTGAAGGGGTACACACTATCAAGGAGTTCAACCGAGCCATCAAACACTACGACTATGTGTATCTGCCGGTCAACGAGACCAGCATCGAACTGCGGGACCGTATCGGCAGGGACGTCAATTTCATCATCAAGAATGCGATGAACGCCGACGATGTGAAGATGGAGATTGATCGCTCCGAGGTCTACACGTACATCGAAGGATATGCCGACTTCGAACAGGATTCCGACTTCTATGAGACGGCTCAGCTGTACAGCGATTATAAGAGCCCCCTGTACGACATCATCGGCGAGAAGAAAGCGGAGACCTATTCCAATGGAGCCATCAAGCATAAGGCGACACTCGATAAGTACCTGATGGACATCGTCGACAACTCGGTCAAGTTCACCATATCGGCGAAGTTCCGCAAAATCCGCAACTACCCGTTCGCCGTACCGATGCTCGGGGACCGTATCCGTGTCCAGGATGAATCCATCGACCTCAACACTAAGGCGAAGATCGTCAAGCTGGTCACGCACTACGATCCGTATGGCGAGCCGTATGACTATGACATCGAGTTTGGCAACCTAAACATCGGTCAGCGGAACAAGCAGACCATCAATACCGTGTCCCGTCAGCTGGATGACATCCTCAATGGGAGGGACCCAATCAAGTTGACCGCCCTGGACGGCTATCTCAAGTCAGCCATCACTGACTTCAAGAGCGCCCAGACGGAGCTCGTCATCGGTGAGTATGTGGACGGGGTGCTCGGTATCTTCCTGGTCGACAAGGCAGATCCGAACCGGGCCGTCGGACTGACCTCGAAAGGCATTGTGCTGACGACCAACGGCTTTGCCGGCGGTATCGACGAGAACCTTGCCATCGACCCGACAGCGGTCAACGCAAGTATGATACGGGCCGGCACATTGCATCTGGAGGACATCCTGGGCATTGTCGGCCGCGACGGGCTCATCACCATGACGGGCGACGAGTTCCGTGCGGTGGATGCCAACGATCCGGACAAGTTCATCAGCATCAAACCCGGTATGCTGGAAATCGGCAAAGGGGCGCTCACGGTACATCGGGATGACGGCGGGCACCCATCCATCATTGCCGGACGAAACACGGTGGGGGAGCGCCTACAAGGGATGAACCCGCCATTCATGCACCCGCAGGTTTACGTATCCGGGCAGCGCTATGTGAACGACAGTACAGAACGCCGCACCGTCGATGCCTACTACTTCGACCAGTTTTACCGTGATGTCAAAGTGCTGTTCGCCTTTAGGAACAACGGCACGGAAGCCTATACGGTCGAATACGGTATTCAAGGGTTCGGCAACAACACAGGACACGTCACAGAATTTGACACCATTGTGGTGCCTGCGAGTTCCACGGAGTACCGGGTCACTGACTTTCATCTGAGTGTGCCGCAGGTGGACGCGCATCAGTTCTATATCCAGTTTGCCTGTAAGACTGCAGACCGAAGTGCACTGATGTCGATCGCTTACGTGAAGAATCTTGATATGTCCAAATACGATAGTTTATAAGGGGGGTCAATCAATGTTTGACGAGAAGAATCTGACTTTGAACGTGTATGACACGGATGCTGCAGGCAAACCGGTGGACTACAGTGTGACGACCATGCGGCAGCCGAAAGAGAATTGTCTATCGGTGAAGATCTCCATCCGGGAGTCCCTGCAGGTGGAACGGCTGCGGGTGAAGATGCAGGGCACGAAGCCCTACACCGAACATGCCGAGGCGCTGCTTGAAGTGGTGGAGGGCGAATATGGGTATCAGCTGGTACAGCCGAAGCCCGCCCTGGTGAACATCAATACTGCAGACATTGCAGAACTGACGACACTGGAGGGCATCGGTGAGACAAAAGCACAGGCGATCATCGACTATCGGACAGAGAACGGTCCATTCGAAGCAGTGGAAGGGATGCTCAACGTCTCCGGCATCGGGGACAGCCTATTCACGAGTATACAGTCTTATATTACGGTTTAGCGGGAGCCTTTGTGGCTCTTTTTTATTTGAGGAAAGGGAGATGATTATTTGATAGGGAGTGTTTCGGTGACAACCACATTTACAGAAACGGAATTTTTCAAGACGTACATCTTTGGAGGAGACATTCAGCTGATCCACCTGTTGGCAGTGATTATGCTAGTGGACATTGTGACCGGGGTGGGGAAGGCCGTCCAGGATAAACGGCTATGGAGCCGCAAATCGCTATTCGGCTATATGCGGAAACTGCTGGTCTTCGCCATCATCATCATGTCGAACCTGATTGATGTGGTGCTCGGCTTCAATGGCGCCCTGGTCTATGCCACAGTGCTCTTCTATATCGCCAACGAGCTGCTTAGTGTCGTGGAGAATGCCGGTCAACTCGGGCTGCCGCTGCCGCCGAAGTTGTTGGAAGTGCTCGACGTGATTCAAGACGGAAAGTCTCAGCCGCAGGAAGCGTTCAAGGATGAATTCAGTTCAGAAGATGAGAAGGGCAAGGACACTCAATAGATTGGGTGTCTTTTTAATTTATAAAATTTTAAGGAGATGTTTGAATGACATTAAAAATTGGTGTTTCCAGAGGACACAGCAAGTACACGGCAGGCAAGCGCTCACCGGCGGGGGAAAGAGAGTGGTACTTCAATGATGTCGTCGCTGATGCATTCATCAACATGATGAAACGGTATGACGATGTGGAAATCATTGAGGTGTCTGACCCGTCGGGTGAGGTCGATACTGGACTTATCCAAAGAACAAACCTTGCTAACAAACACGGGGTCCATGTCTATATCGCATTCCACCACAATGCCTACAAGGGTGTCTGGTTCAACGGTGGCGGTTCCGAAGTGCATGTGAGACCATATGCACCGCAGTCCCATAAACTGGCTTCTATCGTAGCACCACTGGTGGCTAAGGCTATGGGGCTTGCAAATAGGGGCGTGAAAGTCACAAATCTTCATGAAACAAGAGAACCGCATCAGCTAGCAATTCTCGTTGAGGGTGGCTTCATGGATTCCAATCAGGATATTGTAGCAATGAGAGACAAAAACAAACTGAAAGCACAGGGCGAAGCTGTCGCGCGGGGTGTGGCAGAATACTTCGAACTGAAGAAAGCTGTGGCACCTGCGCCTCAAGACACGCCGTATACTATTGGTGAGTGGAAGACAAATCAATACGGTACACAGTGGATTGAAGCCCGTGGCACCTTCACTGTTGGTGGTACACGGATCATGTCCCGTTTTGGCAGTCCATTCCTATCTGCACCTGAAGGCGGTTACGCGAACCCGGGGTGGTCCACTGAGTATGTAGAGCTCATGCGTCAGGACGGCCACCTCTGGATTGGGTACTATGTGAATGGTAATTATAAGACGCTGCCGGTCAAGACTTGGAACGAAAAGACGGGCAATGTCGGAGAAGATTGGGGAACGTTTAGCTAATAGCTTAAGAAATAAAAATACCTCCCTCAGTTGAGGGAGGATACATATACTCTCTTTATAATTTATTATATAGTGAATGATGAGTAATTATATAAGGGGGAGTTAAGTTTGAGTAATGCCACAGAATTTAAAAAACACTTATCTTCTTTAAAAAAGATTAAAGATCTTTATGAAGCTGATAATAAATACCTCTTCATTCATTATGCATGTCAAAGTTTTAACGAGGTCAATGATGGAATTTCTCCTCGGATTCATTCTATTGCTGTTAGATTAGAAGATGAACAAACGGAGCTGTTTTCCGTCTTTCAAACTGCAGACGATCTGGGATTAGATATTTATGATAATTTAGACAGACTCGAGAAAGAGATGTTAGAAGAGTTTTATTCGTTTGCTCATTTACACAGTAAAAAGTTTTGGGTTCATTGGAGCATGACAGACACTAATTATGGTTTTCCAGCTATCACTAATAGAGCGAAGAAACATAAGATTGATAATGCTTTCGATCTTGGGCTGCTAAATAAAATAGATCTTAGTGTTGAACTGAAGCGTATTTATGGAGATAGCTATGTGTCAGGACCCAATAAGTTTCCAGGGATAGTAAAATTGAACAACATCAGTGGTATGGCCAGGCTCGAAGGGGTTGAAGAACCAGAAGCATTCAACAGGGGAGAATTTGGAAAAGTTCATCAATCAATATTAAAAAAGGTAAATAACCTTCAAAGTATATTTAATCGTATTGCTCTTGGGACACTCATTACTGAATCCAGGATTAGACCTAATAGACCACAATTTTTTTACGAAAAGTATAATGGCCATTGGCTGTTTTATGTTTCTTCTATTATTGTTTCAGCACTTGTAGGTATCTTTTTGGGCTACATTATATTCTAGACTGTCAAGTTACCACTTTACAATACGAACAAGTGTTCGATATAATCGTCCCGAGAGGTGATGGCGATGAAGACCAATACAGAAACAGATTACAGAAAAATACCGATGGATCAACTGGATTCGAACATCCCACAAGGCCGCGGCATGATTAAATGGCAGCCCTTCGCCACCATGCCCGAACAGTATGAGCGTATTGCTCAGATGATTGACGATCAGGCGAAGTGCGATTCACCATCATTCGACAATGAAGTACTCGTCATGCTCGAGGAGCGACTGCGCCGGTCAATAGGGGAGACGGTGATTCTGCGTTACTGGAACGATGGGTTTGAGGTACAATTGGAGTGTCGGGTGGAGTACATAGATAACCGAACTCAGATGGTCATAGTGAGCAAAGAGAGCGAAGTCCTCAATATCAAGTTCAAATACATTTATGAGATTAGTTAGAAAATTTAGGTTATCACTTTACTTTTTTGATATAAAAAGGCATCATTATATTCAGACATCATGATTGATTCATTAGCTAAACCTCTTGGAAGGAACTCATATGCATTCTCCAGATGATAGGAGTTCTTCTGCCACAGCATTGCTAATGATTGATTCATTAGCTAAACCTCTTGGAAGGAACTCATATGCATTCTCCAGATGATAGGAGTTCTTCTGCCACAGCATTGCTACAGTTATTGAGTCATATTACTTACTTCCTGCCACCTGCAAAGGTGGCTTTTTACATATCATAACTACATAGGGGATAAAGATGAAAAAGAATACCAAATCTGTTTTGAAGAAGGTTGACATTAATGGAAAACTTATTGACGAGAAAATAGTTAAACCGCCTGAGGATCTTGCTAGACAGTGCTTAAAGATTGCTTGCGAGGAAAGAACTCATGTTGATTAATGAACATGCTCTAAAATTATTGATTCACCAAGCTGTAGTAGAGGCTTTAACTGAGAACGATAATGATGAATATGAAGGATTTGCAGACATGGCGAGATTTCGAGAAATTTCAGGTATCAGTAAACACGACATCGAAGAGAAGCTGATGTTCCATCCAAAGTTTAACCAGCATGTATATCGTCTTCAGGGTAGAAAACGATATATTGACATAAAGCCGGCGCTCAAAAGTATAAAGGAAGTGATGAAGGAAAATGATAATCTAATATAGGAAATCGGTATGAGATTGCTTAATAACCTATACATACAGAAGAGGCAGAAGTGCAGATCTTGAAGAGATGACTGTTTAGGAACTGCTGGGTCTGAGCATAAAAAAGCCGCCCGGTGAGGCGACTTAGTTTTTCTTGCTATCGTTTATCATTTTTAGTATTTGTTTAGCTATGTGAGCAGGCACTTTCGTTTCTTTAAGGCTTATAGGTTTTCCGTTCTTATCGTAAGTACTCACTTTCAT